TTGAGATGGATAATCTCTTAACAATAATGTTACTTTAGCATTTCCATCAAGTATTTTAAAGTCTGGTATAAATCTATTTATCTTCATTAAATACTGACCATCTCCTTCTATATCTAAATCAAAGTCTCCAGATTCAATGTATGCAGGAATGGCTGTTTTAACTCCAGTATAACTTACTTCATTAACACCAACTTCATGTTCATAGTATGTACATGCACCATATGTATTAGTTACACCATTAATAGTTGGAAAATTAGGTACGGCTGTTGATATCCATTTTGTAGCATATGGTTTATCATATGTTTGAGCATCTGAATAAGTAGTTCTAGATAAAGACATAGTAGTCCAAGTATTTTCAACGAAGTTATAAACTACTGATGCATTAACTTGTGATGAGTTGTTCGTTGGATAAAACCAAATTACTTCATTATATAAACTATTGTGAGAACCATATACAATGTCTGCAGCATTATAATTTATACCTGGATTATCCCCACCTGTTGTAAATACATAATCTTCAACTAACGATGGTAATTGTTTAACTGTACCATCATAGACAAAGAATCCACCACCAAATCCCATCCAGAATATCGCACCTTGTGCAAAGACTATTGAATGCTGACCAATACATCCACAGTTTGTACCAACCTGTCTAATTGAAAAAACAAAAGGAGGTCCAACAAATTGCATAACATAAGCTGCTTGATCCGTTAAAATAAATATATAATCTTTACCTTGTACAGCTCCTACAATATAATTTCCTGTATCTAGTCTAAAGGTACCTGCTGTATTTGTTGCAGTTGGTAACCAAGTATTATAATCTTCTTGGTTTGAAAATCTTATAAACATTGGATCTTGAGTTGATGGAGTTCCAATTGTAGTTTCAGTTCCAAGTAATATTAAATGTCTATCTCTATCAGATACAATTGAACAAACTGATTTAGTTGGAGCTCCTGCTATTACAGTTGCTCTAATATTTAAAGCCCCTCCTGTTGAAGGATTCCATGAATATGTTTTACCATCTTTAATAGTTGCAATTAATATTTGTCCAAAGTTATCAAATGACCAGTTAGCTGGTGATAAGACAACTGTAGGTGATGCGGATGCTTCCCCCCAAGCAACAGTACCAAAAGTAGATGTTCCCCATCCATAACCATAGGTTTGATTAACAGGGCCCACGAATATATAAGGAGTTGTAATTAAAGATCCACCACCTGTAACACCTGTTCCCGTTTCAGCTGTAGCCATTGTAATTCTAAATGTAGATGAAGTTGGAACTGATATTACTTCAAAAGTATTTGTTGTAAAACTTGCTGATGTATATCCAGTAGTAGTTGGTCCTGGTGTTGTAACACTTGTAAATATAATATAATCACCGACTGAAAGTCCATGACCTGCTTTATTAATAGTAACAGTTGTAGATCCTGTTGTTGATGTATAAGTACATCCAGTTATAGCTGTACCAAGTGGTGTAATATCATAAAATGCACCTTCAAAATAAATAGCTAATATTTTATTAGTACCTATTGCTGCATATTTATTACCACTTAAATCTGTCCATGTGTGCTGTGCTCTTGCAACTCCTGCTAACGTTTCAGGTGATAATTGTTGCCAGCCACCTATTTTTTCAGGATAGCCATAACGAAAACGAATAAAATCACCGTTAATCCACTGACCTTCAGCGGCAGTTGCGGTATCTTGTTTGTTAAATCCAGCTTTTATAGGTATCTTTTTTAAAGGCATAAGGGTCTTTATACCTCATATCTATATATTTAACAATAAAGAGTTATTTACTTATCAATTGTTTAGGAAAAGCTTGTATATTAAAATGTATGAATCTAAAAGGTTCAATTCCATGATCTACCACAAATTCATGTTGAAGATAAGAATTAAAGAAAATAAATGTACCAGGTTTTGGTTTAAAGTTAATTGAAGAAGATGCTAATGTAATTTGAGATTGATCTTTTTCAGGAAGTAGGTTCATCATTCGCCCAGATCTTGGATCATGAAAAACAGGATAAGACGTTTTTTCAGAACATTTGAGAAAATAAAAACCAGATATATGACCATTCCAATGGATATGTGGAGAATGGTTTCCACCACCTAAACTTGCAAATTCTTGAACCCACAGATCAGTGGTAGCTAAAGAATAATTTGTTAAATTAAATCCTTGGTTATTTAATATATCAAAAGCATTACTATTTATATAGTTAAAAAATTCTTTAAAATTAATATCTTGAATTAAAGATTGAGAATGATGTACCATTCCAAAATCTTTTGGATTTAAAATTTTATTTTCTTCTTTTGCTTTTTGTATGTAAGGGTCAGATATTTTATTTATCTTTTCTACCCAATCTTTTTTTTCACTAAAATAAATAGGTGTATTAAAAATATGATTTTCAATTAAACTCATTTTCCTTCAATTTTAGTATTATCATAAGTAACTTTATTTTTTAATTCGTTATTAAATTTTAAATTCCAATCAGATACCATTTTAACTAAATTATTACCGAAATGTCTTAAGGATTCATCAGATAAATGTATTTTTCCTTTTTTTAAAATAATCCATCTTTCTTTTATAGAAAATTCAATGTCACAAGATCCATTTTCGTATTGTTTAAATTTCATTTTTGCACACCATATAATACTCTTTTATCTTTAAACCATTCTTTATTTTCTCCATTTTTATCTACATAATGTAAAAAAGTTTGAGCATGCCAATCCCCTTTAAATTGTTCTCTCCAATGTTCTATTTCACAACCTAAATATATTGCAGCATCACCTGGTTCCATATTTATTTCTGTTCCTTCCATATAAATTGGCCAAGGTGTTCCATCTGATCCAATCATAACAGTGACACTTATTTCGCAAGATGGTCTATCTTTATGTTTTTTTAAATCTGCATTAATTGTATACATTCTCCAAAATGCATAAGTGCATAATAATTCCAACCCTGTTTCTTTTTGCATTAATTCTAATTTATTTATCATTAAAGATTCCATTAAGGGATCCCCATAAAAAAAAGTATCTCCGTTATCGTTTTGATTAAAATCAAAAGAATTAAAATTTATTCTATGTTTAATTCTACAATAATCATTCAATAATTTAATTTCTTCTTTTGTTAAGAAATTTTTAATTAATTTATATTTAAAATCTTTTATAGTGCCCATGCTACAACTGAATACCTTTTTCCTTTCGTTACTGGTTTAACTGTATGTGGATATAAAAAAATACTTGGCCAAATAATCATTCTATTTGGTTTAACCTCTACTTCCCATTCTCCTGATCCATCCGGATTTCTAAAACATAAATTTCCTCCTTCATAATCATTGTTTAATAATAATATACAACTCATCGTTCTTGGAATATCTGCAAAATGATCTACGTGCCAAGTATAAAAACCTGTATTTTCATATTTCAATATTTCTATATCAAATATATTTCGTAATTCGTAATCTAAAACATTTGCATCAAATTTGTATTGTCTAAGATTTTTATCAAAATAAAAATGAAGTAAATTAAACCAGTGAACTTTAGAAATAGATTGATTTAAATTAGATAAAGGTAATGTATAAGTCCTTCTAACATTAAAATCTGTTTTATTTTCTTCACTAGTTCCAATTCGAGCTTCATTAAAATTAGAAATATTTGCAAAACGAATCAAATTAGATAATACATTCCATGGCAATACTTCGTCATATATTTTTATAAAGTTTTTTATTTCCATGATTTCTTATTCCAATATTTATCTTTATAAATATTTAATAATTTTAATCCATAAAAAAGTCTAGTGTTTTGTATTTCTTTTTGTTTTCTTGATTTTAATATCATTCTCCATGAATCTCTTTTAAAAGGAATTATTTGAACATAAGGGGTTCCCTTTTTAATAGTTGTTTCTAATACAGGAAATTTATCTCCGTTAATAATTATTGGAAAATTTATTTCATTTGTAAAAGTATCAGTGTCTACAATTCCAGGTATTATTGAAAATCTATCTTCAGTATTATTTAGTGGTGGAACAAATAAACAAGAATATCCTTTTGGAGTTTTAATTTTCCAAGGATTTAATATTTTATAAAAAGGTAAATTTTTATTTTTATCAATAAATGGAGATCCTTCTAACTGTTTTATTGGATGAGTATCCAAACCAGAGTTTAAATTAATACTTTTAGCATGTAGTATTTGTGATTGATCATGTAAACCAAAAGTTTGAAATGAATCTTTAAAAATTTCTCCTTTTTCATTTTTATTATCTATATTATGTCTTATATTAAAATCTTGTGGCATCTTTAATAGGTATCCTGAAGTTAATGTATCTAAAAAAGGCATACAACCTTTAACAGTTCTATTTAACACAGAATGTTCTAATTTTTTATACCATTCAGGTATGTTTAATTTTATAGGAGTTGGATAATCTTCTTTTAATGCAAAATAATCTTCATGTGCACTAAACTCTATTTCTTTATCAAACATACTAACTAAATAGCAATTTTTATGGTAATTGTACAGGACTTAAAGAAGGTTGTCCTATATCATTAAAATATTGTTCTAATGATTTATTTAATGGATAAGTAATATTATCTAAATTTAATGAATTTAATTGATCATAATAATTATTCCAAAGATTAAAAGATGGGTTATTTAAATTGCTATCTTTAAAAGATATTATATCTCTTTTAAAACCTTCAATATAATTTTTTAATGATTCTTTATTTTTAAATATTACTGTTTTATCTATATAAGTAATTAAATTATCATTGAATTTTATTGCATTTTTTGTACCTAATTTAACTTCATTAAAATTTTCTTGTGTGTCTTCAATAATTTTATAATCAGATTTAATTATATTTAAATTATTTAAATCATTTTCAGTTTCTGCAATTCTAGATAAAGAACCTTCTACATTATTTAAATTTAAAAAAATAAAATATGCCATAATTTTATGTTCCTGTATTTTCAAAAATAATCATTGCACCACCTGTTGCAGGACCGTTACTAAAACCTTTTGAAAAAGAATATCCATAAGTAACTTGTTGATAATTGTTACCTGGTTGAGTCTCAGCTCCTCCTCTAAATTTCATAGGTATAGTTAAAGATGAACCAGGTTGATTTCCAGGAGAACCTGGATTACTAGGTGAACCATTAGCACCAGCGTTTGCAGTTCCTACATTTGTTAATGTAGTATTTCCAGCAGCACCACCAACAGCGTAGGGTTGAGAAAATGGTTGTGTTATAGGTTTATTCCAAAAACCTCCTCCACCATCTCCTCCTGAAGTAGGATTACAGTTAGGTTGTACTCCACCGTTTCCACCTCCAGCATACATGTAAACACCTATTCTATTTGCTGTAGGTGATGCAGTATAAGTTCCTGATGCTGGTCCTGCTACCATAAGTGTAGGTATCCCCATTCCAGCACCTGCTGATCCAGAAGATGCAGAAGTAATACGACCATCAGCATCAACTGTAATAGTTGCTGCTGTGTAAGTTGCTGCAGTCACACCTGTTGAAATTAATTGATTTGCTCCAACTGAGTTAGCTGCAAGTTTAGTTTGTGTAATTGTAGATTGAATAATTTGAGTTGCACCAACTGAATTTGATGCAAGTTTAGCTTGCGTAATTGTTGATTGAGTAATTTTAATTGCTGTAACTGCATTTGTTGCAAGTTGAGATGTTCCAACTGCAAAGTTTGCAATTTGAGCTGTTGCAACTGTTCCAGATAATGTAGATAAATCTACAACTTGAATATCAGTTCCATCAGAATATAAAAGTTTAATTCCTTTATCAGT